CAGGTTAACCGGGGCAGTGGATGCAGTGCTGGACTGCCACGAGTCCCCCATCATCTTGATGTTCAGCAGCTGTTCTGCATTCCCCGCGAAATCAATCGACTTAAGAACCGCCGAGGGGTAGTACCGTGCCCCGTTCGGGTTAGACGGGGCAGTTCCGTATGTCGGGGACGTGAACACGTTAACAATGTTAGTAACATCGGTAAACGTGTGAGTAGGAGGCTGAGCGCCATATGCTCCCCCGTATCCCAGGGGGGTGTTCAGCGGGGCAAACCGGTGAGTAAATGTAGTCCCTGAGCAGAAACTGAATACGGTGTTTCCCGCAGCCGCTGCGGAGTTGTGAGCGAAACGCAGCGGAGTGTTCGCGAACCCGATGGTAGACGCAGCAGTGTTGCTGATGATTACCACTTCGTTAAGGTACGACGCAGGCACGCTGGTGGTGAGGGCAGTTCCCAGCTGAACAGCGGCTCCCACGGTGAACTGAGAGGGAACGGCACCAACCGTAGCGACAGTCGCTCCTACTGCAAGTACGGTGGAGGTTGTCGTCGGGTTGGTGATCGTGTTGCACGTCGTGGAAAGATCCCCGAAAACATTATCCATGAAATAACCATGGGAATCCAGGAAGTTAGGTCCCCCGAACGAGAACGTGCCCTGCTCTACCCCGAGAGTTTTGTAGAACAAATCCGTCATGCTTCCACGGATTGCCTTGTCATCAAGAAAATGCGGAGTGTCTTCTGGTTCAAAGCTACTCTGCTCAAGCGGATGCGTGATAACCGGGGCAACCGGGGTGCCTGCTGTCAGCTCGCGGGCAATCCCGAGCCAGGACAGTACACCCGGGTAGACGTTTGGCGTACCAAGAGCCACACAACTCCTTCTGCCCTTTTAGTGGGCTCCTATGCGTTAAACAGTTCCCAGATGGAAACATTAATCAGCGCGTCATATCTTTTACGTCGCTGGTCAGCGAGGGATTCGATACCTGTCCGGTATGTCATCTGCTCCCCGGTGTTGTAAATCGTGGAGGTAAGATTCGTGTTCGGGTCGGTGATATACGCAGGATTCGGGAGAGAAAATCTCAGCGCAAACATGACCGCATCCACCATTCCCGGGAAAATCGGGTCCTGCTGAGTCCCCGAACCCCCGGAAGTCCATGTGATGTAAATATCTGTACGATGCAGGATTCCCTTGGTTCCCGAAGATGTCCCCACTCCCGTATTCCTGGGGATCGTCCCGCCCAGCTCAGAGCTGCGGTTCTCATCCCCGTCCGAAGGCCATATGTAGATCGCGGGAATGCTCGTCTGGATTCTCGGGTCAGGGGGGGTGATGAACGCCTGCGCATCAGGCTGCCCGTACGGCATGGGGAGACCGTCAAGAAGGGAAACAAGGAATGACTGAACCGCGACAATCGGCATGGTTCACCCGTATCCTTTTATATTAGCACGAAATGCAAATTAGCTAGCGCGACGTGCACGCTGCGCACGCTGCGGTGCCTGCGCTTTCCCGGAACCATTCGCGCCCTGGGTAGCAGAGAAATATGCCTGCGAGATAACACCCTGCCTGCGGGCGCGAGTGAAAGCCCGCCTGCGATTGCGTACTGCCATTGACCTGCGTGTCTGCATTATACCGTCCTCCTGAAGGGTGCGCAGAGAAGTTCAGCTTCAGTATTCAGTCCTACGATATCCCCGCCAGTTCCCTGCGAGTGACCCCCGATGTCATGAATGGTCGTTGAGGTGGCACCACGGGTGAGAGCCTCAGCTGTCGCGAACAAGATACATGCTTCCTCGATCGCGGCTGGGATAGTAGTAGCGATAATCCCTGACTGATGCGGATATGACAGAGGAGAAGCAAGAGTAAGAATCCCCGGACCTGTCGTAGTAGACGCGGACAGTACCTGGATAACTTCCTGCTGTCCCGCATCCTTGATAATCCCGGTGGCACCCGTGTATGTCCCGAAATAGTTCGTGATCGCCCATCCGGTGGTGTCGTCCACGGGGAGAGTAGTGGAACCCGCGTCCGTGAACTCGTCAATCTCCGTGTGAGGCCATCCGTTGATGTAGCTGGTCTTGACAGCCCATCCGTTACGTCCGTACTGCCAGTTAATGAACCCTGGAGCCACCAGGATTGCCTGGGAACCCTGCGCTGTCCCCCCGGGCGAGACACTCCCGTACATCCCGATAGGAGGTTGCTCAGGCTCAAAGAAACCCGCTGGAACATCCGTCCATTGCCTAGGCCACAAGTTGTTCGGGCAGGTCTGAATCCCGAGTACTTCCAGTACAGGCCACCGGGAGAGGATGATTCGCGCATTGAACCCTGAAAGCCCCCAGTAAGGGCTTGCGGATTGCCCTCCTGCTCCCGGACCGGAGGTGATGCGGAAGTCAGGTCCGTGGAGCAGCTCAACATCCATGGTGGCGCGCAGCACCTGGTTGCAGTAATTGTCTACCTTCGAGGTTGCCCGCGCGCACATGTTCCAGATTTCAGCCTGGGTTTGCGCAGGAGTAGCGTCATCCCAGGGTGTTATCGAAGTCCAGTCGATCCCAGTCGGAGCTTGCTGCAAAGTGATGGAGGAAATATAGGGAGAAAGTCCACTATTAATGGGGAGCGGCATGATAGACCCTTAGTCCTCCGGGTGAGTCATTGCGGGGAATCGTCTGTTTCGTCTTCGTTTTTATCTTCTTTAAGCCACTTCTCGATCAGTCTCTCCCGGTGTTTCCCCGTAATCAGGGTTCCCAGTACTGAGTCCAGTATCTGTGCCATCGTGCTCCTTAGGGAGTTCAACGCGTACATCGCTTGTCTTGCCCTGACGTTCGCATTTATAACAAAGATAGTAATCTCCCTGCCATCTCGCGTGTTTCGCGCAGATATCGCCGCGACACGACTCGCACTGCGCGATAGGAGCAGCACTCCGGGCTGAGCGTCCTCTACGGGGACCACCGCATTTGATGCACAACCCGGGTGCTCGGCTCAATAGGACTCCTATATAGTTACCAATCGCGCGACAAGCTCGTCTTTCTTGCCTTTATCAGAAAGACCTGCGTCGCGGCACTTCTTTTTCAGCGTCGCGATATGCAGCATGTCAAGGGGAATGTCATCCGGGGTAGCTTCGATGGCTTGCTGACCATTCATGGAGACGCCGCATTCGCCGCAGAACTTAACTCCAGCAGTGTTATCATGCCCGTTAGGACAGACGATGCTCCCGTGGATCATCCCGTCAGTCAGTCCTGATTCGCGGAGGAAAAACATCAGGTCAGGACGGGTAGTGATGTCAATCCCCGCAGCTTTCAGCGTGATCAGGGATTCAAGGGCGCGGAGCTGCTGTTCACCACGTTCCTTCTTGACGTGGTTAACCTGGGTTTCGTCAGGAGTGAGAGGGATGGTATCGGGGGTACTCGACCACATAGGGTCCGCGTCAGCAACGCGTTCCTGCTTTGCGGGAATACCGGCTTCCTTGTTTCCTGGGGTAGTCCGCAAGACTCTCTGCTTGCGATCACCTTTCAGGTATCCTTCACACAAGGGGCAGTCCAGCCTGAATTCTTTACCTGGGGCTCCGTCGCGTACGGGTCGGGAATGCGTATTGCCGCACCCTCCGGACGTGACCGGAATGGAGACAGAGCAAACGTCTCTCCGGGCGAACAAGGTCATGGTGAATCACCTTTTCTTTACGGGACGTATTGTCCCGGGGTTTTAATCCAAGCCATCTCAGACTCGGGGATGGTGTCTGCCCCGCATTTGGGGCAGTTTCGTGTCCAGGGGTGATAGATGGTGTTGCACGGGCAATCCGCGCACCATCTGCCTTCCGGACCGCCTTTGACGAACAGCTTCTCCGGACCCGCGTCAACCAGTCCAGCCTGCGCGTAGTCGTTGTTTCTCAGTGCTGCCATGTGATGGTCCGCGACATCCACGAACGTCCCTGGTTTCGCCATGTACTTAGTCCCGTCTTGTGCCTTGAATCCAAGGCATCCAGGCGGGAGATTTACGCGCGTCACTAAGTTTCTACCCTTCGGTGCTGATTACGTAGTTAACCGGGAGAGTACTGCTCGCGGCGGTGTTCAATCCGAATACGACCGTTCCCTGAGACGAGGGGAAAGTCTCGAACGACGCTGGAGTAGTAGTTACCCCGAACCCGTTTGTCGCGGTAAGCCGTGAGCTTGTCCCCAGGTAAAGCTGACCGGTAGCAACTGTGGAATAGAACATGACACTGCAAGCACCCGGGGGAATAGTGAAAATCTGCACAGTCCCGGCAACAGCTGCCTGACCCATGATTATCGCCATACAGCTCCTAGAATCTCGTAAGCACCCAGCGTATATCCGGGTTGAATTTCCTTCTTAGCAGTGCTACCTGATGCGGAAGTGCCGCTGCTCTCCACTGATGGAAAGCCTGCAAGTCAGGCTTTCCGAACCATTCTTCTGCGTAACGATACAGTTCGTCATGCTCAGTACCCGGGTCAACGGAGTAGTGATGGTGCTCGACAATCACCTCCGGGCAGTACCGGAGTAGTCCTGATCTCCTGCCCAGGTCAGCCCAGACGTTATCGATGTAATAATGACTGAGGCTTGGTTCAGCGAAATGCCCTAGTGCTTTCACGATATCGCTGGAGATCATGATAATCTCAGGAATATCATTCCTGCGTTTATCATCAGGATAAATCATCCCTGTCCCGTTCATGTCCTCCAGTTTGCGGAGCATGATCGTATCCCAGTTTTTCGTGCGGAAAACATGGTCATTTCCCACGAACATCAGCGCATCGTAATCTTCGCAGAACACGTTCGCGGTCCTGTTCAGCTTTTCTACGTTGGTCCCTCGCGGGGACAAGGTGCTGGTCAGCGCATCCTTCCAGTCAAGCCCCTCGTAAGTGTCCTCATCATCAGGGTCCATGACGAAAATGACATCCGCAGAGTCTGTATTCTCCCGGAAGGATTCGAGCAGGCGCTCAACCTGCTTCCGGCGACCCCGGGTGGTGACCATCACGAGCAAGCTGAGATCTGACACGACCATCTCCTAATTCCACCACTCGAAGTAATCGCCTATTTCCAGCGAACTCCCTGTATTGACTGTTCTCAGTCCCCGCGCCTGATAGAGGCTTTTCGGGACACAGCGGAAATCAAAGCTAACCCGGGTTTGCCCGGTGGTATTCAGCTTGTTCCCGTGCTGCCAGCGAACAGCATCGAACGTGACGACATCCCCGTAATCCGCTTCGACTGGAGCGAATTCTCCGCTGCCCTGGCTTGACTCGATGAAAACAGAGTTCGTCCCGAATACCGGGGTAAACGGAACCCAGTAGTTAATCTCGCCCGGGGAATGGTTGTAATCCCCGTCAGTGTGAAACTCCCCGACTGCGACATTTCCGGGGAGGTGGACACGGAACGTGGGAACCGCCTGATAGCAGAACGGTTCGTCAATGCGCGGTTCGATGACATTCCCGATGAACTTAAGGTAATCAGGA